GGGTTATGCTATACCGGATAATTTCTGTCGTTGTTCTGACGGCCAACATAATTGCAAAAAGGAAATCAAGGATCATGCAAAAAAGTTTACCGAATGGTTGGGAAGATTCCCTGATTTGGTGTCCTGAAAAGGGGATGGGTTTTCACCCGCGAGAACCTATTTGCTACGAGCATGATTATTGGGAAAAATACCTTTGCTACGATGATACGGCACTTGGCGATGCCCTGACTGATGCAAGGAAAGAACTTGTTGATTTTTACTATAATGGCTCAATCATTGATATTGGTATTGGCGGCGGCAAGTTTGTTACTGCTATGGGCGCTAAAGGTTTTGGATTTGATGTTAATCAAAACGCTGTCAATTGGCTTATGGAGACTGATCGCTTTTGCGATCCTTATGCCGGTGATGTTGATGCTATTTCTTGCTGGGATAGCCTTGAGCATATTCCATCTCCTGAAACTCTTATTAACAAGGTAAGGCAATATGTTTTTGTTTCATTGCCTATCTTTGAGAATCCGAATACCATAACGAAAAGCAAACATTATCGACCAGGCGAACATATTTGGTACTGGTCTGATTTTGGCTTAACAAAGTGGTTTAGCGAACTCGGTTTTGTACTTGTTGAGAAAAATAACATGGAAACTGAACTTGGTCGCGAAGCAATTTCAACCTATGTATTTAGGCGCATAGAATGAAAACAACATTAAACTTCAGCGGGTTAGATGAACTAATGGATACGCTTAACCGCTTGCCAGAAAATGTTGTGTCTAAACGAGGTGGTCCAGTTAAATTAGCGCTTAAAAAAGGTGCAAAACTGATTCGTGACGCTGAAGTTGAACGATTGCAAGCCATGCTTAATGAGCAAGGCAACAATGATACAACTGGTTTGCTAATCAAAAACATCATTGCTAGCCGTGGTAAAAAGCCAGCAAATAGTCGTGGCGAAAGATATGTCGTTCGCGTCAAGCGCCGTATGTATCCAAGCAAGGCAAACCAAAAAGAAAAAGTATCCACCATTAAAACTGCTCAAATCTTTGAGTATGGCTCTGAACATCAGCCAGCGCGTTCATTTATTCGTACAGCATTTATGGCTACTGCTGAAAAAGCAATCAATGTCATACGCGATGATTTAACAAGTCGTATTCAAAAACTTGTGCGAAAATATGGACTTGATAGTAATACTGATACTAGCTTGTCAATGTAAGGAATAAAAATGCTTCCAAATGTTTATCAGACAATCAGAGGAAATGCCACTGTTGTTAGTACAGTTGGAACGCGCATTTATCGTCATGGTTCAGCGCCTCAAAACGTACAAAAGCCTTATATCACATGGTTTTTAGTATCTGGCAATCCTTATGACAATGTAAGTCAGGCTCCATCTGCAGATAGAGATTTGGTACAAATTGACTGCTGGTGCGAAACAGACGAACAGGTTGAAACTCTTGCGTATGCCGTAAGGAGTGCGCTTGACTCAAATTTGATTACTAATAGAATGGTAGTCAATTCTCGTGAAAACGACACAAAGTTGTATAGAATTGCGATAGAGGCTGACTTTATCGCTTCCCGTTAAATATCTCTGGCCGAGATTAAAGGAGTAAATTATGTCCATTAAAACCCAAGGTACTAACCTATTCTTCATTGACAGCGCTACTGTTGCCACCATGACTTGCCCAACCGGCATTACTGGTCTTGGCGGTTCGCGTGACCAAATTGATGCAACTTGCCTAAACGCAACTGACGACAAATCGTATGTCAGTGGTCTTGGCAATCCAGGTCAAATCTCTGTTCCATTTGTGTTCGATCCTACTTCGACCAGCCATCAAGCAGTTCTTGATCTGCACGATAGCGGCGACATTACTTCGTGGGCAATTGGTTTCTCTGACGGCACTGCTGTTCCAACCATCGTTTCTGGCGAACTGGTATTTGCTTCGACCCGTACTTACGCTCAGTTTGACGCTTTTGTTGCTGACGTAAATATCGACGTTGCAACTAACGAAGTTGTCCGTGGTACTATGACGCTCCAGCGTTCCGGCAGCGTTGCATGGTCGTGGAAAGCCTAATTAACTAATAGGAAAAATAATGCTAGACAAATCCTTCTTCGTTTCAACGACTGTTCAAGAACGTGAAGTTGAACTGCCTGATGGCAAGAAGCATATTCTGTATTTCAAAGAATTGACGGCTGCTGATATTGCTCGTTATGTAAATGCACTGAATTCAAAAAATGAGGATGTGCAAGTTGCTGCGAACTCTAAGCTGATTTCCGCTTCTCTTTGCAATTCTGATGGCACAGAAGCCGTTACCGTTGAACAAGCTGCAACTCTCAAGCCAAACGTCATTGGCGTTATTCTTGAAGCTGTGCGCGATGTTAATGGTTTAGGTGACGAAAAAAAGGACTAGATGCCAAGAGTGATGACCACTTTTGGCATATTCTTGCATTAGCACTGGGTGGTCGAACTGTCGCTGAACTAAAATCTGCAATGACGCAGGTTGAATTTGAGCGATGGTTCGACTTTTACCAAATGCATCCATTTGATGATTTGCATCGGTTTCATCGTCCAGCCGCATTGATTGCTACATCAATGGCTGGTGCTGATATTGACAAAATGCTAGAATGGCTGCATCCGCAGTATAATAGCGAACAAGATAGTGAGTATTCTGACGCAGATTTGAATACATTTAAGGCACTTGGGGTTAAGAAACCGCCTAAAAGGAGTTAGCGATGGCCGCTGGTTCAATTGTAATTGATCTACTTATGAACACAGGCTCCTTTGAAACGGATTCAGAAAGAGCCGCAAGATCGCTAAAAAGACTTAAAAATGGTTTGTATGAAGTACGAACCGAGACTGAGCAATTTACAGCAAGATTCGATTCACTAACGAATACTTGGCACAAAGTTGAATCTGCACAAAATGCAGTTTCTAATTCAGTGCAAAAGTCTCAAGCTGCTTTCCGTGGCTCTAACCAAGTTATACAGCAAGCAAGCTACCAAATTACTGACTTTGTAGTTCAGGTAAGTGGTGGCGTTTCTGCTATGCGAGCATTTAGCCAACAAGCACCACAATTATTGGCTGCATTTGGCGGTGCTGGGGCAATACTTGGTGTAATTGCTGCGCTTGGTGGTGCAATTGCTGATTTGATTATCAAAGCATCTGGCACAAAGAAAATTGAGGAATCGTTTAAGCAACTTGACGAAGTTATTGGTCAAGTAGATAACTCAGTTCAAACTTTTGATATGAAGAATATGATTCTTCAGTTCAATGCTGCAGATGCTAATGTGCGAAAAGGCATTTTGAGCCTGATCGAATATCGCAAGGTTGCAGCAGAAATTGCTGCTGAAGAAGTTGCCAAGTCAACGCAACAGCAACTAAAAGATGTTGTATCGCCAGGTATGCTGCAACGTATGCTTGGTGATTTTAGTCCATCTGATCTTGGCCTAAAGCCTCAAGTTGCTGCTGATTTCTTTGCTGAAGTTCGTGCTGGTACTACTGAAGCATCTATTCTTGCTCAGAAATATTCGTCTGAATTGGCAAAGGGCAATGCAAAGGCTCAAGAACTTGCTGCAACGCTGAATAAAGCGGCTATGGCTCAACAGACTGCATACAATGCAATGTCTGCAATGAGCAAGTTCCAGCAACAAGCAGTAAAAGCAGGTGAAACTGGAAAGATTGCAGTTCCTGGTGAAAAGCATCGCATGACACCAGAAGAACGTCTTGCCCGTCAACAGGCAATGAGTGCAGATAAGTTTACTGATACGTTGCAGCAACAGACTATGCAGCTTCGGCACAATAAAGACATGATTGGCCTAACAGCTAATGAAGTCGAAGTGCTTAATGCTCAATACAAAATTCAAGCAGACTTAGAAAAAGCGATTCAAGATATTGAACGCCAAGGCACTGCAATGCGTAAAGATGATCTGCAGAAAATGAAAACTGCTGCAGAGGAAGCCATTGCCGCACAAACTGCAATCATTGAACAAAGCCAAATGCGTCAAAAAAGCGGCATATTTGGCATGGAATCAGCTATCCGCAACTATACTGATTCTGCAAATAACATGGCTAAAAACATGGAAGGCGTATTTACAAACGCTTTCAAAGGCATGGAAAATGGTCTTGTGCAGTTTGCAATGACAGGCAAGATGGCATTTAGTGAATTCGCTAATGCAATCATTGCTGACATTATGCGAATCTACATTCGGATGTTGATTACTGGTCTTATTGGTAAAGCAGTTGGTGCATTTGCTGCGCCAACAAATCCATATCCAAATGGCCCAGAAATCACGCCAATGGGCGATCAGTTTGCAGAAGGCGGCTACACTGGTGACGGCGGCAAGTATCAGCCAGCAGGTATTGTCCATGCTGGTGAATTTGTAATGAATAAAGAAGCAACAAGTCGTATCGGCGTTGGAACACTTTACCGCATGATGAAAGGCTATGCTGCAGGCGGATTAGTCGGCTCTACTGCAAGCGCTAACTATGGCGGTGGTAACGTCAACATTAATGTTACCAACGAAGCTGGTGGCGATGGCTATCAAGCAACTGCAACTGCTCGTAAAAATGAAAACGGCCTTGATATTGACATTATGGTTCGCAAAGCATTGACAAATGATCTGCGTAACAATGGCCCAATGTCTCAAACTATGAGCAATACATTTGGATTGCGGAGAACAGCATAATGGCTACATTCCCGACATACGCTCAAATTCTATATAAGGATTACAGCAAAAAGCGTGAATCATCTTTGCTGCGTTCAGAAATGGAGTCTGGTCCTCCAAAGCAAGCGCGTTATAAATACAATGTTATGGAAGTTCATAGCGTTAAAATTTACATTGATTCAAAAGCAAACTTTTTGCTATTTGAGACATGGTACAAAGACGATCTTAGTGATGGCGCAAATTGGTTTGATTTTGTCGATCCTATTAGCGGCTCTACTATTTCTGCACGTTTCCGCGATGGTGGATATACAGCATCTCCAATGACTGCTGCAATGCAAGATTGGGAGATTTCTGCTCAAATTGAAACTTGGTCAACATAATGTCAAAAGATTATTCTGCTAATTTCAAATCAACCTTAGCAGAGGTTAATGCACCTGAAACGCCATTAATTCTGCTTGAAATAGATCATGCCGATCTTGATGAGCCAGTTCGCGTTGTTAATGACACAGTAAATGTCACAAGCAATGGCAATGAATATATTGCTTTCCCATTCAAGTGCATATTACCAGATGACTTTGAAAGCCAAATTCCAAAGGCTCGCTTATCAATTGTCAATGTTGGCCGTGAACTTATGTATTGGATTGAGACGACTTCTGGTGGTCAAGGCTCAACCTGTACGTTTAAGCAAATATTGCGTAGCAATCCAGATTTAATTGAATGGCAAATCACAATGAATTTGTATAATGTTCAAGTGAATATGCAAGAAATTAGTGCAGAACTTGGATTTGAGAACTTGTTTAGCAAGCCAGCCATCTCTCGTCAATATAGACAGGATAATTCACCAGGATTGTTCTAATGCCACATTGGTCTGAAAAATATATTGGACAGCCTTATGCTGTCAATTCTGCTGACTGTGCAAGATTATTGTCAAAGGTTAGAGCAGAACAGTTTAACCTTCCTGTGCCGCAAGACATTGAAATAGATCGTGCCGCATCGCGTCTTGGCAGGGTTGGTCAAATGCAAGATTTGGTCAATGAATTTGGCGAAAAAACTGACAATCCAAAAGAAGGCGATGCTGTATTGATGTATTGCCGTGGTCGTCCTAGTCATATTGGCGCATATTGCATTGTTAATGGAGAACCTTCAGTTCTTCATGCAATGGAGAACGCTGGCATGGTAGTATTACACCGTATTAGGGAATTGAATCGCGTTTTCTTGACGGTTGAGGGATACTATTCATGGAAGTAAAAGAAACGCCAAGCCAGCTTAAAAATGCCATTGATCTGATCTATCACCCGCATCCGGTTACGCCTGTTGCTGGCCGTCAGACAAAACACGCTTTAGTTAAAGAAGGAACAACGATACGCGAGATTGTTTATGCGTCTGGCGTTGATCCTTTGCAGCCAATTTATGTTTGGCTTGATGATCGTTTGCTTACGGTTGAAGAATGGGATTCGGTAGTTCCAAAAGCAAATCAAATCATTAATGTAAAAGCAACTGTGCAAGGTGGCGGCGGTGGCGGTGGTGGTTCTAACGCATTGCAAATCGTAGCAATGGTTGCACTTATTGTTGTAGCAGTTCTTGTTCAGCAATATGAATTAATCCCTGCCATTATGGGTATGTCGGCAGCGACAACATCAGCAATTGCTGCTGGTGTTATTCTTGTTGCTGGCGGTGCAATTATTAGTTCTGTGTTTGCTGCACAAATGCCATCATTAAGCATGGCAGAAACTGGTGGCACATATAGCCAACCATCTGCTACATATTCGCTTTCTGGCGGTTCTAATCGTCAACGCCAATATGAATCAATGCCTGTCATTATGGGGCAGCACCGTTTCTTTCCTGATGTTTCTGCAAAGCCTTTTACTGAATATAAAGGCGAAGATCAATATTTATATCAAATATTTAATCTTGGCTTATCTAACGGCACTATTACAGACTATCGCATTGGCAACAATTTAATTACAAATTATTTTGACTATACCTGGACAGATTCTAATGCCGACGGAAAGATTCTTAGTTTTCCAGGCAATGTAGATAGCGCATCAGGCGCATCTTTGGAATATTCTGCTGGTTGGATTACTCGAACAACATCAACAAATACAAACCGTATTGGCATTGATATTGAAGGTACGCTTTATTACGCCAATACTGGTGGCGGTCTTGATTCAACAACCGTTGAACTTGAACTTGAATATAAGCTATCTAGTTCAAGCACATGGTTAAGTCCATCAAAACTCACAGTGAATAATCCAGGTTTTATCACTGGTGATCTTGAGACGTATAGTGTTTGGGTTACAAGCGGTGATTGGTATTGCAATGATGAATATTGTTGGTATCAAGATACAAGTCATTACGAATCGCGCCAACGCTGGGCAACTGCTGGTAACAATATTCGCATCACAGGCAACTCGCAGTCGCCTCGTCGCGGCACAATCTTCCTAGATGTAACATCTGGTCAATATGATGTTCGAATCCGCAGATTAACGGCTGATTCTACTGATGCCCGTTTGCAAAATCGTACAAACTGGTCAACGATTCGCAGCTATCAAGATGACCAAGGCAATTATGCAGGTCAACTGCGCCGTGGTTTAACAATTCGCGCATCTGAACAACTTAATGGCGTTGTTCAGCAGCTTTCCTGCCAATTTAGTGCTAAAGCCTATTATTGGAATGGCTCTGCTTGGACATTTGGCGCAACCAGCAATCCTGCACATTGGTTTGCAGATTTTGCTATTGGTCGCAAAGATAAAAATGGCAAGCTGGTATATGGCATTGGCTTGACTGCAGCACAACTTGATCTTGATGCAATTGCTGCATGGGCAACATTCTGCTCAAACGAAGGTCTGACATTTAATGCGGTGCTAGATGATGCTAAAACGGCGGCAGAAGTAATTACATCTATTGCGCGTTGTGGTTTTGGCTCACCATCTTGGGCTAGCGGCAAATTGGGTGTTGTTTGGGATTCGCGTAATGCGTCTCCAGTTGCTGCTTTTGGTATGTCCAATATTCTGAAGGGAAGCTTTAACGTCAGTTATATTACTGAGCAGCTTGCCGAAGAAATTATTGTTCGCTATGTGAATCCAAATAAAGATTGGTCGCAAGATGAAGTGCGCGTATTGGTTCCAGGCGTAACGACTCCATCACGATCAAGCACTATTGATGTATGGGGATGTACCAGCACATCAATGGCTGGTAAATTTGCCAATTATGTCGCGGCACAACAATATTATCGCCGTCGTCGTATTACATGGGACTGCGATTTTGAAGGTTTTGTATGCCAGCGTGGGGACGTTGTATTACTTAGCCATGATTTGACGCAATGGGGATATTCAGGTCGAATTGTAGCTGTTGATGGCAATACACTAACCATTGATCGTGAAGTGCCTCGCAATGGTTCTATTGAGTATCTAATGCTCAAAGAACCTGATGGCACAATGACGACGTATTCTGTCACTGCTGGCTCCGGAAATTCAAATGAACTTACTTTAACGACAACGCCACAGTTTCAAGCTGGCTATTTGCCGCTAGATCACGTTTGGTTTTTCTCGCCATTAGCAACGCCAGGCAAAAAAGTTAAGATTCTGTCAATTCAGCCAACAAGTGAAACTCGTGTTCAAATTGTAGCAACAGACGAAGATCCTGAGTTTTATACTGCTTGGGATGGTTCTTGGAATGAACCAGCGTCATCAACATTGCTGCCAGCGCCTCAAATTCCAGTTATTGAAAATATTTCTATTTCTGAAAGACTTGCTGTTGTTGCTTCTGGTGATATTGTTACTCGCGTAACGATTAGTTGGAATCAAGTCAGTAGCCAAGTAGATACAGTTCAAGTTCGCTATAAATTGAATGACGGCATCTGGTTAAGCAAGATTGCTTATGGCGTAACAGATATTGAAGTAGATTTTGATGGTTATGGCACTGTTTACGCTGAAGCCATGCCTATTGCCGGTATAAATATTGGCGCAACAATTACAGGCTCTGGCATCGTATATGGCAAAACATTGCCACCATCTGATGTTTCAGGCTTTACTGCAACAGTAGATAAAGACATTGGTTTGCGTCTTGCATGGAATTCTGTGCCTGACATTGACATTGATAACTATGAAGTTCGTCTTGGTTCTTCATGGGCATCGGCAGCGCTATATGGCAATATAAAAGCCAATACGATTAAGGTCGGATTCTTGCCAGAAGGCACTCAAACTTGGTTGATTAAAGCTGTTGATACATCTGGCAATTACTCGACTAATGCTGCATCTGTTACCAGCACGATTCTTGAAGCGGATGCGCCAACGATTACAGCAACCTATGCTGGTCCAAATTTGGTTATGTCTTGGGATGCTGTTTCAGGCTCTCTTGCAACGCAATCCTATGAAATTCGTTATGGATCAGATTGGGCATCAGGTACTGTTATAGGTCAGGTTAAAGCAACGACATTCAGCGTTAAAGCACAATGGTCTGGTACACGCACATTCTTTATCGCTGCCATTGATCTTAATGGTAACTATGGCGCAATCGGCAGTTATGACGCAGTTGTTTTAGTGCCATCACAAGTCGATCCATCACAAGAAGTCATTGATAACAATGTGCTGCTGCGTTGGGGCGATGCAACACAAACGCTGCCAATTGATTATTACGAAGTGCGCCGTGGCTCAACATATGCTGGATCAACGCTGATTGGTACTGTATCTGCACGATATACAGTTATCTTTGAAACAACTGGTGGTACTTATACTTATTGGATCACTGGATTTGATGCTGCTGGAAATTCGGCAACGCCAGCTTCTGTTACGGCATTAGTAAATGATCCACCGGATTATGAGTTGCAATACGATCAAAATTCGACATTTAGCGGAACAAAGTCTAACTTTATTCAAGAAAATGGCTCTATTATTGGTCCATTTGATACCACTGAAACCTGGCAGTCGCATTTTACTAGCCGCTCATGGGATCAGCCACAAGATCAGATTGATGCCGGTTATCCGTATTATCTTGAGCCAACTGCGACTTCTGGCTATTACGAAGAAACAATTGACTATGGTACGGTTCTAAACGCTACAAAGATAACGATTACGCCGACTTATACGGTAGTTGATGGAAGTCCGGTAATAACACCAAAAATCAGCGTTCGTGAAACAACGTCTGATCCATGGATTGATTACGATGGATTATCTTCAGTTTATGTAACTAACTTTCGTTATGTTAAATATCGCTTCACTGTTACTGGAAATGGCAATGATTTAGTGCGATTTACCAATATCAACGTGCGTTTTGACGTAAAATTAAAGAGTGATGCTGGTGTTATAGCAGCAAATGCGGCAGATTCTGGTGGCACAACTGTGTACTTTAATAAGTCATTTGTTGATGTAATTAGCATTACTGCAACGCCAAAGGGAACTGGAAAAGTCTTTGTTTTGTATGATTTTACTGATGTGCCAAATCCAACGTATTTCAAGGTTTATGCCTATGATTACGCAACCGGAAATCGTGCATCGTGTGATGTAAGCTGGTCTGTTAAAGGGGTTTAATCATGGCTGATTGGTCAACACCAACATTATCTTCGCTCTATACCGATTTTCTGTCCTATATGAAGGACAGAGATGTTGATATTGCTAAACAGTTTGATGGTACGACTTCTACTAACGTACCAACTGGTGCTATCCGTTGGGATTCGACTGCTAATCGCTGGAAAAAGTGGGACGGTTCAGTTTGGCAAGAACTCACCACTTCTTATCAGCTAAACAGTCTTACGCTGCCCAATGGCACAGCCAATGGCGTAGCCTACCTTAACGGCTCAAAGGTACTGACTACTGGTTCTGCGCTGACGTTTGATGGAAGCAACTTAACTACATCACAAGCAGATGGGTATAACGGACTTCGAATCTCAAATACATCAGGGAAAATTCGTGTTAGCGGATACTTGAACGGAACTGCTGGCGCATACATTGATGCGCTTAACGCTGCTGAATCAGCTTATTCAATGCTGACAACCAATGGCAATCCGTTGGTATATCATGTAAACGGCTCCGAACAAATGCGCCTCACCAGCACAGGTCTGGGGATTGGCACGAGTAGTCCTAGTGAGAAACTAACTGTTGCTGGAAATATTAGCACTGGAGCCAATAGCACTATCAAGTCTTCTAGTGGATATTTGTTGGTTCAAGGATATACAAATACCATTATTGATGCTTCAAACGGAAGTCTTTATCTTCGCACAGGATCAACAGACAAAGCTATTATAGACTCCTCCGGCAACCTCGGCTTGGGAGTTACGCCGAGTGCTTGGGGTTCGGGATGGAAAGCAGTTGAATTTGGTTCTGCTGGCAGTTCTGTATTTTCCGCTACCGCAGGGAATAATTCGTGGTTTACTGCCAACGCTTATTTTAACGGTGCGAACTGGATTAGGCCATATGCAGCGCCTTCGTCAGCATACAACTTATCGAGTGGAATGCACTCTTGGCACTTGGCTGCTACGGGTTCCGCTGGAGGTTCTCTTTCCTTCACCCAAGCGATGACGCTGGATGCTAGTGGGAATCTGGCAGTAGGTTCAACTTCCGCATATAGTTCAAGTGCTCGACTAACTCTATCAAGAAGTACCGGCTGCGATGTAGTGCTCCGTGACCCAGGAAACGCCGTTGATTTAGGATTAAGTGTCGTTGGCTCTGGCGGTTCTTTGGGTACGATTACTAACCATCCGCTGACCTTTTACACAAATTCTGTTGAGCGTATGCGTATCGACTCCAGCGGTAACGTGGGGATTGGTACTTCAACGATTACTCAAAAGTTGACAGTGGTTGATACAAACCCTGTCACTGCAAACTTCAAGTCGGATTCGACAAGCGGCGCCGGTATTTATCTCGACAATAGCGGAAGGTCGTCTGGTTACAAGTTCGGCATTTTGGTCGGCAATATCGCCAATGGTGTATTCAGCATCAAAGATGAAACCAACAATGCGACCAGAATGTGTATCGACTCCAGCGGTAACTTGCTGGTGGGGACTACTGGTGCATCTCCATTTGATAGTTGTAAGGTTGCGGTAGATGCCTCTGCGGAAGGATTTCGTATTAGAAGCGGCGCGGGACAACCTTTTAGATTTTTGGCTGCTGGGACAAGCACAACTGTAGGTAGTATTACAACAACTGGTTCGTCAACATCCTACTCAACTTCCTCCGACTACCGCCTAAAAGAAAACATCCAGCCGATGCAGAACGCATTGGGCGTAGTAGCACAACTGAATCCGGTCACATATCGTTGGAAAGCAGACGGCTCTGATGGTCAAGGCTTCATCGCCCACGAACTGCAAGCTGTTGTTCCTGACTGCGTAACTGGCGAGAAGGATGCTGTTGATGCTGAAGGTGAGCCGGTTTATCAGGGTATCGACACCAGCTTCCTCGTAGCTACTCTTACCAAAGCAATCCAAGAACAGCAAGAACAAATCAACCAACTCAAGGCTGAAGTAGCCGCACTTAAATCGTAGTAAAATCAAAACTTAACTAACCAGGAGTAATAAATGACACAAGAAATCACCTTGAATCTGACGATTGACGAAGTATCTGGCGTCCTGATGCTTCTTGGCAAGACGCAGACTGAACAGGGATTTTATCCGCTGATGGTAAAGGTTAAGGAACAGGCTGAAAGCCAATTAGGAGAAAAAGATGGGAATTAAATACACATGGAGTTTCCCAACTCTTGAAGTAAAGCCGCATTTTGAGACGCAAGAAAATGTTGTTTCAGTAATTCATTGGGTTCTTACTGGTGAATTGGCTTCTGCACAAGAAACGCTGACAGGCTCTGTTTATGGCTCTCTTGGCGTTGAATACAAAGCTGGTGATCCATTTACGCCATATGCACAATTGACTGAACATGAAGTTCAAAGCTGGACTGAAAATCTGCTTGGTGCAGATCAAGTTGCTGCAATGCGTCTAGCAATTCAGCGCCAGATCGAAGAACAGCAAGACCCTTCGATTAAGCCATTGCCACCGCCTTGGGCTGCGCTCGGTCCTACGCCAGTGTCATCAGAGCCAACTCCTGTTGTAGAATAACGGAAGTGAAAGCAATGGGATTCGATATGGACAAACAGGAATTAATTGAATTATTAAGGCAAGTTGTTGCTGAAGCCGTCGAATCCCATCCTTTGACGAATGATGAAGTTCAATGGGTTCGCATGGCGATCCAGGCAGAGGCGGAACGTGCAAAGCTGCGTAAAGCCATCATTGAGAAGTCATTAGCAGGTCTTGTATGGATTGCGATCGTCGCTGCTGGCGGTTGGATTGCTGATTATGTTGTTGCTCACTGGAAAGCATAATGGACTTTGATAGAGCGTTTGATATTCTGCTAAACCACGAAGGTGGCTACGCAGAGCGATCTTTTGCAGATGATCCAGGTGGCAAGACGAAATACGGAATTACAGAAATGACGGCGCGTTCTAATGGCTATACTGGCGATATGCGTGATTTGACTATTGAACAGGCAAAGTCAATTTATCGTAAGAGTTTCTGGGATGCTTGCCAATGTGATGTAATGCCTGATCCGTTAAAGTATCCGCTGTTTGACGCTGCGGTTAATTCAGGCGTGGGTCAATCTATCAAATGGTTACAATCGTCGCTTGGCGTGAAGGCAGATGGTGCTATTGGGCCAATGACGCGACAGGCTGCAAATATGTGTGCGCCACAAGTCGTGCGCCAGCAGATGATTGGTAAGCGTCTGCGCTTTATGACAGAACTTCGCAACTGGTCTGCTAATGCTCGTGGCTGGTCGCGCCGTTTAGCAGCTATTTTGGAGATGTGATTATGGGGTTCGACCCAATTAGCGCAGGTTTGGAATTTGCCGGTAAAGTCGTAGATCGCATCTGGCCTGACGCGACAGAGAAGCAAAAAGCTGAAGCGGCTCAAATCGTCGCAGAAATGGCGCACAATGAAAATCTTTTCAAAGCCGAAGTCGAAGATCGCGCTTCTGCTCGTGATCGTGAATCTCAAATTGCAATTGCTGCAGATGCGCCTCGACTCAATAAACTTGTTACCCCAGTTCTTGCTATTGGTACTGTGGCTATTGCTTTGGTACTGTTTGGTGTTGTTCTTTTCCAAACTGGGCTGATTGATCCTAGCCGCAAAGACCTGGCTGTATATATTCTTGGCGCACTGACAACTGCTGTAACGCAGGTTTTAAGCTATTATTTTGGCTCTAGTTCTGGTTCTGTTCAAAAGACAGACTACATTGAAAAGATAATGAAAAAATGAGTGCAGATTTTCTAGATAATGCTTCTGAAGTTGAAAATAACGAGCGTGAGCGATTGATTGCAAAGGCGCGTAAATCTAAGCCGGTTCAAGCCACTGGACATTGCCTTTACTGCAATGCTGAACTTGGTGATGGTCGTCGCTGGTGCGATGAGTGGTGCAGAGACGATTACCAGCTAGAGCAAGAGGCTGCACAAAGGCATGGCATTAAATATTAAGTTTTGTGCTATATTGCTAATTGTTCATTTGTCACTTCTCTCTCCTAGCAAATGATTAGACGGGCTTAATGCCCGTCTTTTTTTTATGTCAGTGCCGTCATTCGTTGCATATATTCGCGGTCTTTTGGACGCTTGCAACCACGGCATTTAATGTCGTTATACCAAAGATAGTAGTTACGACAATCTGTACTCATGCGATTTTCTACAAACTTGTCTCGCATGATATAAGTGCCGTCTTTCTTATATTCGCGCACAATCAACCATGAGCCTTTGCTGCGTGGTTTATCGCTATTGCACCCGTAAGGCTTGTCTGCTGCGTGACGGACTAGATGATGTACTTCGTGTTCCTCAACTGGCACTTCGCTCTCCTAGCGTATGATTATTTCTTGTCTTTCTTCTCATCTTCAGATTTACCACGACGTTCCCATGACGAGAGACATACAGCAAATCGTTGTGACTGGCTGGTGAAATCACGCATCATTGTGTCATCACCCATGCAACGACCAATAAAGTCATCGCGATTTTCAGTGGTACGCGGTTTAGGAATAGGCATTGTTGAACTCCTTTTCAGTCATGTTTTGGTCAATAAAGTCACACCACATTTCACCATTGATACGCCAGCGAATAGCGTCTTTAGCGTGGTTAATACCGCACTGAACACCAATGGCAAAAATCTCGTTCATCATTTCAATGTGCCTACTATCAACTTCGCATTGTAATAGGCTTTTTTCTTTAATCAGTTCCACCAGATCGTCTTTTGTAAACATGGTTTGTTGTCTTTATGTAGTCAAGAAAGACCAATGCAGCAACCAGGAATGGCATAAATACTACAAAGGCATAAGCCAATATGATGGCACTTTCCTCACTCATTTTGTATCTCATTCTTTACAAAGAGATTATTTTGTAAAGCATCGCTTACAAAGACCTTGTTTCAGACAATCAGTAGTGCAGTTGCACTGCGTACAGTTCAAACCTTCCACCACACAGCAAGCGCCTTTAGATGCTCGATAATCTTCATCAGCCTCCAATGCTGCGTCTTGCTGAACAGTTCCCGTAGTAGCGTCTTGTGAGTTTCGTTGTCCATCGTCAGATTCCTTTTTCTTTGATCTGAATATCCTATCAAAGTTATCTCTGAAGCTGTCAGAATTTACTTTAGAAATCAGTGTGTCACCAGTTATTTCGTTTTTGCTTGACATGAATTTTCCCAATTCTAATTATTTCACCGCGTTTTAATTTTCCATAAAATCCGCAATTGCTCATTTTGTGTTCAATTTGCAATTCTTTTTTGCTGTTATAAATAATTCCTTTATATAAATGCTGTATAAATTTATATTTATTACCTTTTTTTGCATTTTCAGCGCATTGTTTAGCAAATAATTCTTTGTTCTTTAATTGCCATTCAACAAGTTTTTTTGATGCAATTTTCCCGCCTTTTGAACAGCTTTCATATGTTCTACAATTTTTAACAAATTCACCAGTAATCTTTCTTGATTCTTTATATTTAACTGACATGCTTTGACCTATTTTTGCAGCTTTAATTCTTGCTTCTTCGCCTGTCATTCGACCAGATAAACATTTCCAAGCAATATAATCTCGTTTATCTTTGTAATGAATCCACAAATCTTTATGAAATTCAGCATGAAGTTCAATTGATATAGGCGGTGTTAGATTTTCTTCATCATCAGTACCGCCCATATGTTTAGGGATTATGTGATGCCTGTGCTTGCTCGATCTTTTCAATTTCATATTGAATGTAAACTATAGCTTTCTGTAAGTCCTCTATAGTATCATTTTTTAGACCTGCTCTCCATATGTATTTAATTGCATTTCCAAGACAAAAATTCATATGTTTTGTTATGTCAATACACTCAATTTTTTCATCGCAAATTTTGCAGCTTGCTTTATTGCTTGTGTAATGACTTGGTTGGTTTACTGGATCGTGCATTATTCACTCACAATGCTATATAAATAGGTTCTGGAATTTCCTACGATAATCTTTGTCCGCTTTAGCTTGCCGCTTTTGAACATCTCGCACAGCAAAATGCTGCAGCGATTCCGTGTCCAAATTGTTTTTACCGATACTTCTGCAGGTGTTGATGGTTTTCCTAGCTTCTTTAGAACTGCAATAATCTTTTTGTGCGAATCAAGCATTTCTGCACGTTTATATACTCTAACTGGAGGCGGTTTATAGCCAAATTTAGATGAAAAACCGATACGATGCACTCTAGATTTCGCGCCTTCTGGTGGTACAAATGTGCCAAACAAAACTTCTTGTAACTGCACGATAACTCTCCTGTTGTTAATGTGCTGATGTAGGGTGGGCGCTCGTGAAGTTTCCCGCTGCACGATTACCTCCTTATGAAAAAATCAAACTAGAAGTACGCGCCCATTGAGATGGTGGGCTGGCTATACAAATTCCCAAATCATCAAATACATAGTGATTGAAAATACCAGCCCGTTGAAATGGTGGGACGGCTGTTGATTCACCAGCCAAAAACAGATAACGCCTTTCATAAGGTTGTTACTGCGTTAGTCTGAGAACCGTCCCGTAGAAAAGGTGGGGCTACTCGCTGCGTTTGAACTCAGGACTTATTCAATCCGTTCATTCAACATCCGCTTTTGCCCCGTAAACTTACATACCGCAGCCGCAGATCATTTTGCCGTTATAGCCAGGCACACAACGATATGGTGCGTATGCTGGACAGGCTGCTTGAGCGATAGAAGCAACAGCCATTAGAGCAGCGATGATTGAAATAGTCTTTTTCATTTTGATCTCCTAGTTAAACTGGGCGAGGCTCGTTGAGGCGTGACTTCATGTGTGATGGATGGAGAATATATTTCTCACCCATTTCTTCTTTTATGGCCTCTATACGTTTTTTATTCCTTTCGGCCATGCCCTCCATTTGCATGAGCATTTGTGGTGTCACAGATGATTCTTTTTTGAATCGTTCTACGATCTTACGAATGGTGTCAGTCATTGTCATTTTCTCTCTCCTTTGCTTCGTCAATAAGTCTATCTTGCTCGTGTTCTACATACTCATCCCAAGTTACATAGCCGCGAGGCTCTGGTGGGTTTAACTCTTGATCTGGAACATCCATGAATCTCTCCTTTCATGTAAACATTCTATAAGCAAGTTTTAGCTGTGTCAAACATTATTTAGCACTAAGCGTAATCCCTGTACCAAAAATACAACGCTATCGCTAAAGCCTCTGCCCGACCATCATCCATCTTGCGTTTGAGCATATTGGCTACCTGTGGGAACTTCGCCATCATCTTGATACGCACATCATCTTTGTCTGCTGTCATCTTCATGGCTTTTTTCCACGTTTGTGGTGGAACCATATCAAGTGATAACCCACGAGCGATGATGCAAGCCTCCAAGATGCCAAAGCCGCGACCAAAGCTAAACGCACCGACAACACCTTCGCCAACTCTTGAGTTGACTTTCTCAATCATGCAAGCAAATTCTTCGTGCGGATGCTCACCAATGATCTGCTTTAGCGTTTCAGTTAGCTGACGCGCACAGATCATGCGTTTGCCGTTAGATAGTTCTTTGGTTGGCATATCCTGAAGCCACACAATTTGTTCGCCATTCTTTAGAGCAGCGATTGCACCGCGTAGCCCAGGATCAGCAGCAATGATAATCACAGGGCAAGAACCATCTGTGCGTTTTCTTCGTACTTCTCTAGCTTACCAGTAGCTTCTAGCTTGATGCGTGTGCGAACAACATTAGCTGGTACACCACATTTTGCTGCTACGGCATCAGTTGCAGCTTTCCATTCTTCTTGGGCGTCACGCAGATTGCTGTATAGGTCTTTTAGTTCGTCTCGTACTTGGTTTGTTAGTTTCATTTTAGATGTTTTTGCTTGATAAATTTTTCGATGAACAACTCATTTTGCCGTTGCTGCTTTCTAAACTCTTGCGCCTTCTTTGAGTTATCTACTGCGTAGATCGCTTCCAGGTCATCAGTCAAATCAGCTACCGTTATATTGGTGTTATGCCATTTGTTTGCTGATGGTGATTTAACCTTTGCGACCCGACTGCCTTTGAACGTGGCAAGCGTTTCTTTGACAATCGGATCACTCTTAATGGCGCTGATTAGAAAGGGATATCTTGATCCACTGGCGCTTGAGCCTTTGCAGTGCCACCTTCTTTTGGATCAAACTTGAACGACATAAACTTGTTGCCAGCTTTGGATTCTTTGATCCATGCTGCCATGCGGTACTCAACGCCACCGATTTGGCAAGTGCCAGTGTAGTCAGGACGGTTTTCGTTACCTTCTTTGTCGTTCTTGAACAGTGTGCCGCGAAGTTCGTTATCGTACTGTGTCATTTGTTACTCCTTAAATATGTGTCCATGTGACACGATTGCAGATGCTTCCTGCGTGTTGAAAAGAAATTCCAAACTGCTTTGCAATGAATTCTAGAGTCGCCCCTAAACTTCTCATTTGACGAATAATTGAAACATCTTGTTCGTCAAGTTTTGCCATGTTGTGCTTTGATCCATGTTGATCTCTGCTACGATTCTTTGATGCCATATCTTGAGAGTTATCTTTGCAAGTTCCAGAAAATAAATGATCTGGATTTATGCAAGATGGATTGTCGCATCTATGGCAAACAATCATTCCGCTTTCTATTTTGCCAATGTGAAATTCATATGATGCTCTATGCGCTCTGATCTGTTTTCCAAATCTTCCAAATACGCCATATCCATCTCTATCTTTACTTCCATTAAAGTTCCAGCATCCTGTATCTGATACTGTGAAATTTGCCATGTGTTCTGACATTTCTTTAGGTTTCGGAGCCATATTGATTCCTAATACAAAAGCCCTAGAAGCTACTCTCATCCTTTCGGACGTTGGCAGATACGGCCAGTACCGTACAGAGTAGCTACCAGGGCTTACTGGATTAACGCTGCCAAGCGATAAAACAATCATATCACTCATTCACTATAGATTCAACGTAATCATTAAACATAACAACTTCATTTTCGATGTTTGCAATCATTTCGTTGTCGCGTTTAATTTTGAACAACATAAATTGCTTTGTTGGATCAATGATCCTATTGTCATAAAAAAACAAATCTACTTTATCAGCACCAGTTACTGCCATCTGAAACTGACATTGCGCAACGTATTGCGCTGGAGGTGTGTTTTCATGTTTGATACGAAGAAATGTGTTCGTTTGTGGGGCCTTAATCTCAACGAGCCATTTATTGTTCACAATTCCATCTGGACTTGCGCCACAAAAAGACATATTCCTGTGAATAATAAATGGAGCAGATGTTATGTCATGCCCATAGAATTCAGCATAGAACTCTAGAGCCATTGGTTCGACTTCTATTCCGTGAAGCATTGCATCGTTGGTGTATGACTTTGTAGGCAGTCCGGTAAGTCGTTCGGCTGCAAGCTGGAAGGCATAGTCATCTCTTTTTGCAGTGTATGTTCCCTTTGACGTTTTAGAAATAACATCATAAATACGAGAAGCAGTAATACGACCAAGACGCGCTTCATGCCATTCATCCGTTCGTTGATCGTGGTAGTCAGCACCTAAATGTAGTGTCATTTCAAATTCATCCATAAACCAATTTGTGCGAAGCTATAACCAAACCATGTGATAGCGTTTGAATACGATTTTTTATACAGTTGTTCGCAGCCAATAACGAAGTAACCAAGTCCTGTGGCGGCGCATATGTAGTGTCCAAGGCTCACTTTATGATCCTAATGAACTACAAGTTTTTTCGATATAAAGTGGAATTAAACCATCAAATTCTGGCTTAAAATCTTTGTCAAACTTAACAAACATCGGTATTCCACGTTCAACCTCTATCCATGCAACAGGATTTTGTTGATTAGATTCTGTCTTAGAATGGCGTGTCATCACCGCCACCTGCTTTAGCTAGTTTGGCGCTACGCGCCGCTTCAATAGGGCTGGAACTTCCGGCTTTAGCAACAGGTGCTTTACTAGCTGCAACTCCATCGTCGTCATCTGTGCCAGCGGCAATTCCGAGAAAAGCTGATAGAGAATATCTACGTCCGTAGGAGATAGCTGATCCAACAGCTTGTGCATCTGCTTTAGAGACAGGGAGGACTGTGGCATCTGATTCAATCCATTCTCCAGACTTGTGGATGATCTTTGTTGTCACAGCAATGCCGACTTCAACCTTTGACACTGACTGCGACAGGAAAAGGTCATTATCCCATAGTGCGCGATTAACAGCGTTTAGATAGTCTGCAATTGTGCTGTACTTGCTACCAAGATGTTTATTGATCCCAGATTGACCAACCGGCTTAAACGCTTTTTGTGCGTTGCAAAGTGCTGGTGCGATTGCTGCGATTGATTCACTCATCATTTTTTACGAGCCTCCATCATTGCGTCTGCCCATGCGTAAGGCCATTGCTTTAATTTCAATTCATTATATTTATTATGAATTTCTTGTTGATCTTCTATAGCTTTTGTTTTTTCATTTTCTGACATATCAGAATTTCTAATTTTTGTAATACTTTCAAACCTAAAATAAACTCCAGAATTTTCATAATTTGGCTTAAACCATGCTTGAGGCTCTAATGGTGCATGAGCGGCAAAGTAGTCGCGTAAGTCCATTCCAAAGTCTGTATAAAAACCATCTCCTCCAGTTGCTGTTGGAATGTTTGTTGGAAACGCTTTCATTTGTTCTCTCTCCTAGTAAAGTTACTTGCTCATGTATTGTTCTAGTGCCATGCGAACAACCTGGCTCATGCTGCGTTGTTCTGCTGCTGCAAAATCGTTAAGACGCTTTAACAGTTCGTCGTTGATACGCACACCGATCTGCGCGTACACCTTTGATTCCTTTTGCTCCGTCATGTGATCCCTTTCGTTTATGATTGATTAGCGATTGCTAATCTGTTTTGGCATTGTATAGACAGGAATATCATTGTCAACAAAATTTTCATTGATCGTTGTAAAGGTCACAGTTTTTGTAACGATCCGACCTGTGATTGTGATTGTTGGCTCGTGTGTATCGTGTGTACGGCAAGTGGTACCAAAAATGCACATTAGTAGGTAGATACAAAAAAGTACCGACGAAACGATACTTAAGAACATTGCGACTTCGTACATGGTGACTCTCCTTATTTGCTAGTTGATGTAAAGCAGTATAAAGCAATAAAAAGCAATGTCAAGAACTTTTTTTACTTACAAGCTGTTGCTTTTCCACAAAGCAAGAGTAGAGTAGCGATTCCTGCCGTTTGGAGTGGTGCGACAAGCGGCTGACGATAGCACCAAGGATGAAAATAATGAAATATGGCAGTTCAGACGGCGATAAAAGCCGTATCAATCGGCTTGAAAAGGCCGCAAAGCTAGCCTCTGCAATACTTGGTTTGAGCGATGAGCAGATGGAGATGCTGGTTCTTGAGATGTATGACTATAAAGGCCAGCTAAATGTAGTTTGGAACAAAGCCAAACCTACAGAAATGCAAAAAGCATCATTCTCTAAAGCGTGGGAACTCTGTGGTGAAGATCAGGTTTTCCATAGCGTTGACGAACTTTGGTCGGAGGATGTGTGATGAACGTGATCTTTAGTGAAACCCTAGAAAGCGCATTTGTTCAGGCCGGATATACTTATCCAAGTGTTAATGGCGCTATCTTCGAACGATTTAGCACCAATGGCAAAGCAAGTGATCGTGCTGGTTGGGTAATGATGTTTCCAGATGGCACTGGCGCTGTATTTGGTGATTGGCGCACTGGCGAAACATATACATGGCAAATGAGCAGAGATCATCAACCAAGCCATGATGAGATCAAAGAAATTCGTCGCAAAGCAGAGGCCGCAAAGAAAGCCGCTGAACTTGAGCGTGAGCAACAATACGCTGAAGCAGCAGTAGAGGCTGCCAGAATACTTGGCGATGCTGAAATTGCAGAAAATCATCAGTATCTAAAGAGCAAGGGAATTGAACCAAATGGCACATACAAAATAGGTAACTCGTTACTGATTCCCGTGTATGGGCCAAAAGGCATCCAATCGCTACAAAGCATCGACCAATTTGGCAATAAGAAATTCATGCCAGGCGGCAAGATGAATGGTGGATTTTTTACGATAGGTCAGGAAACAGATCAAATCATTATTTGCGAAGGCTTTTCTACCGGCGCATCAATTCATCAGGCAACTGGCAATCAGGTTTATGTTGCTTTTAATGCTGGTAATCTTGAGAAAGTAGCTAAACACGTTAGAAGCGTCACAGACAAGCGAATTGTTATTGCCGCAGACGATGATTGCGACAGCGATAAGAATGTTGGCCTAGAGGCCGCAAAACACGCTTCCAAGGCAATTGGCGCAACTTATGTCATGCCATTAATCGACGGAAAGCCAAATTCAGTCAAGACTGACTTTAATGATCTGTTTGTTGAGCATGGCGCTGATGCTGTTAAGTCATGCTTTACAACACTGACAACTGAAGATTCGCATGGTTATATTACTGGCGATGCGCTTGGCAATCAAAAGCGTGTTGGCTGGCTTGTCAAAGATGTGCTGCCAAAGAAAGGTCTATGCGTTGTCTGGGGCGCTCCAGGTTCAGGTAAGTCATTTGCTATGCTTGATTTAGCATTGGCAATTGCTAGAGGTTTGCCAAAGTATCACGGCAAGCGCATTAAGAATGGCGTAGTCGTTTATATTGCGATGGAAGGCAATCTACGAGATCGCGTTGAGGCATATAAGCGAAAAAACGGATTACATGATGGCGATCTGAAAAACATTCTTATCAAGCACTCATCAGTCGATTTCCGCAGTGTCGAATCTGTTGCTAGCGAAATCTTGTCAATCAAGTCAGCATTGGCTGGCCGTCGCATTGCAATGGTTGTAATTGATACGCTTAATAGAGCAATGGCTGGTGGCAATGAAAACAGTTCTGATGATATGGGCATGGTGATCCAAGGCTTTAAGATGGTCGAAGATTACTTTAAGACGCTTGTAGCACCTATCCACCACTGCGGCAAAGATCAAGAGCGTGGTATGCGAGGCCATAGTAGCTTGCTTGGCGCTGCTGATGCTGAAATCTCCATTAATCGTAATGGTGACGATCCAATCCGCACCTTCAAGGTTGGTAAGCAAAAAGACGGACAAGATCACTATGATCTGTTTAACTTCCGTCTTGGCGTTGTTGAACTTGGCAAGACTTCGGAATGGGATGAAGATGCAGAACCTGATGAAGTTGATATTTCTTGTGTGATCGAACCAACTGAAGATAAACCAGTTGAAAATCGTGAGCGCACCAGAAAGAATCAGACTATTTTTGACGCATCAATGCAGACTGTTCTTGAGCGAACCGGAGAGCGATCAAAAGAAGATGTGAGGGCAGAGTATTACGCCAGGCATCCTGCTGAAAATTCTGAAAGCAAACGTAAAGCATTTAACCGAGATTGGGAAAGATGGATGAATGTAACAATGAAAGCCATTAATTCTGAAACTTAACGGGACAGGACATGAAGCGGGACAACCGGACAAACTATAGTGTTTTGTCCTGTCCGTCCCGCCTCATCTATGTCGAAATGTCCCGTTTTGTCCCGTTTTGTCCCGCTTGTCCCGCATAAATGTCCCGCTAGCACTTAATGCAAAATCTACAAAAAAGACTATGATTAAGTCTCACTCTGGAGACAATCATGGACAAATCGAATGACAAAGATGACGACTATGTTGACGACATTCAGCAAGGAATGATTGACGCTGCAATCGGAGATTTGGCTGATGATGTGATTGAGGCAATTCGTTACGATGAGCGACAGATGATTATTGATTTCATCCTACGCGAAGAAAACATCTATGAGTGTGGTGAGCAGATCGCAGAGATGATTGACGATATGCAACACTATGATGATGAACAAATACACTAATTGTGGTAAAAAGCACGAATACCCATTTTGGGTACGCCTTTACCCAATTTGGGTAAGCTAATACCTAAAAAGGGTATCTATGGATCATCTTCTTGATTTCTGTCTGTCAGAGCAGCAACGTAAGATTGTTGAGTTGTCTATCAGAGGTATTACAAAGCGTGATATTGCAGCACGACTTGGCATTACAGAGCGAAACGTATTCAAGCGACTACAGTTGGTGAAAGCCAGGGCTGCAATGGCTGGTATTGCACCTGATGCTGATTTGGACTATCAAGTACCCGTTGGTTTTAATGTTAAAGGCACATCAACGCTTGTTGATAAGACAACAGGCGAGTCAAAGCTGCAGTGGATCAAAACTGATGTAAACAAAGAAGTGCAGCATGAGGCAATGCTGGCTGCTATTGAAGCGCTAAAAGAAGATTTGCCGAAGTATGCGCCTGTAGCGTTTAATGCAACGACCAGCGCAGATTTGGCTACTGTTTACACGATTACAGATGCCCATGTTGGTATGAAAGCATGGGGAAAAGAAACTGGTGCTGATTGGGATTTGGAGATTGCTGAACAAACGATTACGTCAGCAATCATTGAATTGGTTAATGCAGCGCCTTGTAGTCAGACTGCAGTTGTTGCACAGCTTGGCGACTTTCTTCATGCCGATAGCATTACGCCAATGACTCCGACTAGCGGACACCTGCTAGATGCTGATGATCGGTTTAGTAAGGTTGTCCAGGTTGCCATACGCATTTTGCGTAGAGTAATTGCGTATTGCCTAACAAAGCATGAGCGCATTGTGTTTATTAATGCAGAAGGCAATCACGATCTATCATCGTCTATCTGGTTGCGTGAGTTGTTCAAGGCTGTGTACGAAAACGAGCCGCGTATAGACGTTGTTGACACACCATTGCCTTATTATGTTTACCATCATGGCGACACAATGCTTGCCTGGCATCACGGACATTTGAAGAAGAATGATGCGCTTCCGCTAATGTTTGCCAGCCAGTTCCATGACATTTGGGGCAAGACTAAAAAACGGTATTGTCATACTGGACACCGGCATCATTACGACGAAAAAGAGCATAGCGGTATGTATGTTGTTCAGCACTCAACGATTGCTGCCAGGGATGCTTATGCTGCGCGTGGTGGCTGGATGAGTGAGCGCACAATGAAGGCAATCACTTATCACAAAAAATTTGGCGAAGTTGGTCGCATCACTGTAACGCCAGAAATGTTCGCCTAAATTTGAAAAACGCAAGTCAGTTTTTTCTTAAAAATCCCGCCGGTGGGGTATAGGCACAAAAAATGGGTGGTGAAACTAGCGGTTGTAATGTGCATAAGTGGATAAGTAAGGCAAAACGCACAAACAATGCACATTTTATGTGGATAAGTACGGCGCACATAATCGCGTTATGCCGCGTTTGTTTTTTTAGCTATGCTTTGCTATACAAAACAAAAGAAAACGGCTCAAAACGCTGCAAAATGCGCTTTGCGCACATTGCTTATAACGCCATTATCACGCGCAACGCTGCAGAATCAATCGGCGCACAAAACATACGGGCGCATTTATCCCTGCCGCATGGCATGGCGTAACAAACAAAAGGCAAGCCGATGCCCTGCCGGTTAAGGCATAAAAAAGGAGCACTGATGCGGCATACCGCTACGAATTGTTATAGAGCAATGGCGCAACATTGCACCGCATAGCACACCGAAGCCGATGCGCTACACGCTACACATTACAGCCTACAAAAGAAAAAAGAGAGGCGCGGCCTCTCTGTTATCACTCGATTATAAGTTTTCCGTTATGCTCAAAAATATAGCGTTCGCCAAACCCATGCGCTATTTCTGTTAGCTTTTCGGCGTTTTCTTTGCTTCCGTATATCTCCGGCCTGTCCCAAAATCCCGCGCCGTGATGGTTGCGTGTCAGCCAAAAATCATGCCCCACTTGCTCCGGAGATTGATTGATTAAGAGAAAACCGGCAAGCCCTACAAAACGCATACAATCGGCCAGTGCCATTTCTTCCGTTGCGTTATCAAAATCTAACCCGCTTTCAATATCTTCCGGCGTGTCTGCCCATGCCGCGCACTCAAGATAATGCGGCAACATATCTTCGGCGAATTTTCGTTTGTCTGTTTCATAGATAGATAACATGGCTTCTCTCTCCTGTATCGCGCAAAACGCGCACATATGCGCCACATGCAGAGGCGCACAAATTCGCGGCTTGTTAGTAGATTTTTCCGTTTTCGGTGAATTCATATTCGTTGATTGTCAGCATTTCATCAATACATTCATCGGATTGATGCCATTCTATGTCGCTAACAATCTCTGAAACGGCCTTATCTATTGCATCATTGAAAGCGCGTAAGGCATCGCCATTCAGTTTGAACGTGTCATAAAATTCATTCCACAAAGTACAATCAAGGCAATAGCCTGTAGGATTGTTATCGCGGTTTATGCTTTTCAGTTTCAAGCCACGGAAAGCCGCGTTTGTTGCGTCTGTTGTAATGTATGAGTAAGAGTATCCGCCGATTGAATAGTCTTTTATGCAGATGCCGAAATAATCACAAAATTCATAAATGCTTTTCATTGCATCATCAATCCACGGATAGTCTGCACCGCTTCTATACCATTCCCGCGCAACATCTTTTGCATCGTCTGAAAGCTCATTGAATGTGTAAAGCGCAATAGTTTGGTTTCTCATGGTTTCGGCCTCTGTTAGTTTGTTGCTTTGATGATGAAAGCCAGCACAAGGCCAGCAAGTACAATGCCGCAACCAATGGCAACGGCTAGATTTTCGCGGTTTGTGTTGCGCTTTGCAGCGCGAATCAATGGGCTTTGCATTATGCGGCCTCATCTGCAATGTATTCGCCCTGCGTTTTCTCATACGCTACAACTTCGGCACAAAACCAGACAACGGCATTGGCAAAGGTTGCAAAGGTTGCGCCATTCTTTGCAACATACTCCGGCAAGTTGTCGCACGATTCTCCCATGCTTTCCTGACAATCGCCCATAATCTCGAATAGATCGTCGCGGTATTTATCAAACAGCGCGATAGTCTCGCTGTAGTAGATCATGCCGGAGGCGCAACCAGAGGCGCAACCATGCAGCGCGATCTCTGCTAATTCGTTGTGCTCATAGTTTTCTGCCATGTATTGTTTGAACGTGTTAGCCATTTTGTTCTCTCCTAGTTGATCCGCTTTCGCTGCGGCATGTAAAGCATTGTATAGCAAACAATGAGAAAAGCAAGGGGAATTACAAATAATTTTCTTACACGAAACTTACAAGCAACCAGGGCAAGCGTTAGGCATTTATATATAGCAGAGGCGAAGCCATGCAATAGCCGCGCAACAATGCAAGCGGCTTGCACTTTAGCCGCGCTTAAACCTTACACGAAACTTACAATAACCTTTGGATATCAATGCCAGGCGATTTGATGCGCCAGGGCTATATTCACCGGCCTTGTGGATAATCGTTTTTGCGTTATCCACTGCATTTGTGAATAATTTTCAAGTTATCCACCAAAACTGTGCATAGGATGGGGCGGTTCGTAAGTTATCCACAAAGTTATCCCCAGACCGGCCGCGGGGTAGTTTTTCACTGGGTGCCAGCTTTTGAGGGGGCATCAATATGTCTACTAAACTGGTATTTTTATACATATAATGCTCAACCTGTCTAAAAAACATGAAAAGGTAGACATATATGGACGAAATACTTGAACGCCTCAAGAAAATTGAGACAAAAATTGACGCGCTGCTTTATTATCTTGCCGAAGATGAGGAAGAACCAGGCGGCGATGAGCATGGACTTGAACGCGACACAAATCAGACTCTCTAATGTCAAAGCACGAATATCAGCATCTCTATCGTACCTATCGCTGGCAAAAGATACGCAAAGCGCATATAACAGAGCATCCGACCTGTGTAATGTGCGAACAGCAAGGGAAAATTACGTTGGCCAATGTGGTTGACCATATTTTTCCGCACAGAGGCGATGTTGTGAAATTTTATAGAGGACCATTTCAATCGCTATGCTATGCTCATCACAACTCGACAAAGCAAAAGATGGAAAAACGAGAAATTGAAATTGGTGGCGATGTTGATGGACAGCCAATAGATAAGAACTCACACTGGTATAAATAGGAGAATCAAATGGCAGAACGCAAACGAGTACAGAAAAATACAATCGCTGGTCAGATCGAAACGACCAAAAAAATTCTTGCTGGTGTGGAGCCAGCATATAACTTGAATGAATTACAGCGCAGCTACTTTGATCGTGCGGTTCGCAGCCGTGAAACTGAATCATGGGACGACAACCACATTCTTCTAGCGACTAATCTGGCTGTGACTTACGCCCAGGTTGACGCTGCTAATGAAGATATTGAGAGGCGTGGCCTAATGACCAAATCTGATAAAGGTACGCCAGTTGTAAATCCTGCCGTTACAGCCAAGTCTAGCCTAATGGCTACAGTGCTTCAGCTTAATAAAGCACTTGGTTTATCTGCTAGTCAGATGGGTGTATCTGGTAAAGACCAAGATGCTCGTAATAAAGCAGATCGCACAGCGCGTAAAGTTATTGAATCGGTTACTGATGATCTAATCTAGTCTCTCGCGGCGCGTGATTATACATCATTCCACATTATGAAAAATGAAACTCGCGGCGAAAAGATAATCCGTTTTATAACGGAATATTGCGTAACGCCTGAAGGTGAGCACGTTGGAAAGCCTTTGCAGTTGGCTGACTTTCAAAAAAAGTTCATTCTTGACGTTTATGACAATCCAGAAGGCACTCGTCGTGCTTATTTAAGCATTGCCCGTAAAAATGGTAAATCAGGTTTGATTGCTGCGCTTTTATTGGCGCATATCATCGGACCAGAACGCGTTTTGAATAGTCAGATCGTTTCTGGTGCTAGATCACGAGATCAAGCGGCACTTGTGTACCATTTAGCGGAAAAGATGCTTAATTTACAGCCTAAATTCGCTGGTTTGTACCGTTTAGTGCCGTCTGGCAAGAAAATTATTGGTCTAAAAGCCAATGTTGAGTACAAAGCATTGTCTGCTGACGGCACAACAGCACATGGTTTGTCACCAGTTCTGGCTATTTTGGATGAAGTTGGGCAGATTCGTGGCCCTCAAGATGACTTTGTTGATGCCATTACAACTGCCCAAGGCGCTCATAAAGCACCTTTATTAGTGGCAATTTCTACTCAAGCGGCTAACGATAATGACCTTTTCTCGCAATGGATTGACGATGCTGCACGTTCGAACGACCCGAAGATCGTTTCGCACATCTACGCAGCGAAAAAGGATGCAGATGTACTTGACGAGGAAGGCTGGAGGGCGGCAAATCCGGCTCTTGGAATTTTTCGATCTCTCTCTGATCTGGAGGAACAAGCTAAACAAGCTGCTCGTATGCCGTCAACAGAGAACACATTTAGAAATCTCATCCTAAATCAACGAGTCTCTACATTTTCTCCATTTATCAGCAGAAATATTTGGGAAACTTGTGCTGGCAAGGTTATCGACTTTGGTAATACGCCTGTTTATGCCGGTCTTGATCTTTCTGCGCGTACTGACTTAACGGCACTCGTTATATGCGGCAAGATAAATGATGTTTGGCATACTGTTCCATACTTCTGGACACCAGAAATCGGTCTTTCAGACCGTTCAAAGCGTGATAGACAGCCTTATGACGTATGGGTTAAGCAAGGTTATATGGCAACTACGCCTGGCGCAACTGTTGACTATGAATACATAGCGCAAGACATTTCACATATATTTGCCAATCTAAATATCCAACAAATTGCGTATGACCGTTGGAGAATTGATATTTTGAACAAAGAATTGAGCAATATAGGCGTAGAATTGCCATTAATTGAGTTTGGTCAGGGCTTTAAGGATATGTCTCCAGCAATTGATGCGTTAGAATCAGAATTGTTGAATGGGCGAATTGCTCATGGGAACCATCCTGTTTTGACCATGTGTGCTGCTAATGCGATGATTACAAAAGATACTGCTGGTAACAGAAAATTAGACAAACACAAAGCAACAGGTAGAATTGATGGAATTGTAGCAATGGCTATGGCATTAGGTTTGGCTTCGCGTCACGATGAGACTGATGATGAGGCTGCGTTTAATGACTTCTTGGCTAATCCAATAGGGGTCTAATATGGAATTTTGGCGCTCAGTCTGGTCGTGGTTTGGTGGCTCTACGCAGCGAAATGAAGGTTTACAGATTGCCGGTCCGGCAACTTACGAGGAAGCCGCAGCAGTTAATGTAACTGAAGATACTGCAATGCAAGTCAGCGCTGTTTGGGCTTGCGTTAAGCTACTAGCCGAAACAGTTGCAAGTTTGCCTGTCGCAGTCTATAAAAAGACTCCAACTGGTCGTGTTCGTGATGATTCATTTTGGCTTTCGCGTTTAATGAACCGCAAACCTAACAAATATCAGACAAAAGTAGAGTTTTTTGAGACTTTGATGCTGAATTTGGCGCTTCATGGCAACGCATATTTCAAAATTGCACGAGTTGGCGGTGAAATTCGCTCACTAATGCCTCTAATGTCAGGACAAGTTGAACCGGCACTACTTCAAGATGGTTCTGTTGTGTACCAGTATATGTCTGATGGTGGCATCGAAGTATATGCTGCAGAGTCGATTTGGCACATTAAGCTATATGGCAACGGCATTATCGGCAAGTCACCATTGGCATTTGGCCGCAATATGATCGGCATTGCACAGGCCACAGAGAAGGCAACAACTAAGATTTATACAAATGGCGGCAAACGCAGTGGTGTTTTAAGCCTGGATCGTTTGCTAACACCAGAGCAGCGTGACGCAGTTCGTGCAAACTTCAGCACATTGACAACTGGAACAAGCGAACGACTGCTTGTTTTGGAAAACGGCATGAAATTCGATCCGATTTCAATGTCGCCACAAGATATTGAACTGCTTTCAAGCCGCAAATTCCAGATTGAAGAAATTTGCCGCTGGTTTGGTGTGCCATCCGTACTTGTTAATGACACTTCCGGTTCTACATCGTGGGGTTCTGGCATTGAGCAACTTGTAAGCGGTTTTTACAAGCTGAATCTGCGTCCATACCTTGAGCGCATTGAAAACTCTGTATCTTGCAATTTATTTACAGAGCAAGAATCAAGAGAGTACGAATTTGAGTTTGATTTTGAAGGTCTGCTGCGTTCAGACTTCAAATCTCGCCTTGAAGCATATCGAACTGCAGTTGCTGGAACGATTATGACTCCTAATGAAGTTCGTAAAATAGAGGGTTTGCCGATTGTTGAAGGTGGAGATATGCTACTATCTCAAGTAAATATGGCTCCAATTAACACGCTCGGCGCTAATAATCAAGCGCAAGGAGTATAAATATGCAGCATAAACTTATTGATTTAAGTCAGGTAGAAGTTAAATTTGAAGATGCTCGTCGCGGATTCTTTAGTGGTTATGCCTCTATGTTTGGCGGTGTTGATGCTTATGGCGATACCGTTATGCCTGGTGCATATAAAGCAACGCTTGAAATGCGTAAGCGACCAGTTCAAATGCGATGGAATCACTTTGGCGAAGTCATTGGTAAATGGCTAGACATTCGTGAGACTGATAAAGGTCTTTGGGTTGAAGGCGAATTAACACCTGGACATAGCAAAGCAGAAGATGTTTATGCTTCGCTAAAACATGGCGCTGTTTCTGGTATGTCTATTGGCTATCGCGTCAACAAAGGCTTTCCAAATGAAACTGGCGGTTTAGATTTGCATGAAATTGATCTTGTTGAGATTTCTGTTGTAGAATCTCCAGCAGATTTGGCTGCTCAGATTGGCGATATTAAATCTGCCATTGATGAGTTGCAAACAGTACGAGATATTGAGCGATTCGTGAGGGAATCAGGTTTCGCCAAGGAAAATGCGGTTATGTTGGTTAATCGTATGAAATCCGTTGTTCGAGGGGAACTGGAACAAGAACGTAAGCAAACCAACGAACTTGCACAAGCAATTCTTGCTATGAGCAAATCCCTCACTAAATAAGGAGTTCATTATGGAACTTGAAATTAAGTCGGCTCTCGAAGCCCACCAAAAGTCGATTGATTCTGCTATTCAGAAGTACGAAAGCGAACTGGCTGTAGCTGGCTCGGCTTCTAACGAAGCTAAAGCTGAAGTTAAGGCTCTGTCGGAAAAATTTGAATCGACCATCACTGAACTGACTCAGAAGATGGAAGGCATGAAGGCTGCTGCTGCTCCTGCAGTTGAACAGTCTGCTGGTGCTGAGTTCATCAAGTCGGAACAGTTCAAGCAACTGGTTGCTGGTGATCGTCAAATCGCTCGTCTGGAACTGAAGAATACCGTTTCGTCGGGTTCGACCACTGTGTTCCCACAACAGAACCAAGCAATCATCGGCGGCGACTTCAAGCCACTGACGATTCGCCAACTGCTGCGCTCGGTTCCTGTTTCGTCGAACGCTGTTTACTCGCTGCGCGAAGCTGGCTGGACCAACAACGCTGCTGAAGTATCGCAAGGTGCTGCAAAGCCTGAGTCTGCTCTGACGATGGAACAGTACAACGTCACCATCCAAACCGTTGCTCACTTCATCAAAGTGACCAATCAACTTCTGGCTGACGCTCCTGCTGTTATGTCGTACATCGACACTCGCCTCCGCGATGGTCTGGCACAGCGCATTGACGCTCAACTGCTGAACGGCAATGGCACTTCGCCTAACCTGTCTGGTATCACCGACAGCGGCAACTACACTGCTTACACCGCAACTAGCGACGACCTGCTGTTTGATAGCATCAACCGCGCTAAGTATGCTCTGTGGGCCAAGGGTTATATGCCTGACGCAGTTATCGTAAACCCTGCTGATTGGGGCGCTGCAGAGCGCACTCGTGAGCAGTATTCTGCTGGTAACTACGGTATGTACCTGAATGGCGTTCCTGGCACGATGGCTAGCGCCAACCCATTCGGCGTTCGTATCGTTCTGTCGAACAACATGACGCAAGGCAAGTTCGCTATTGGCGCATTTGACCAAGCTGCTGTTGTTTACAACCGTCAAGGTGCAACTGTTGAGATGGGTTACGTTAACGCAGACTTCACCAACAATGTTGTAACATTGAGAGCCGAGGAACGACTTGCCCTAGCAGTCGAGAAGCCAAGCGCCATTTTGTATGGCGATATTACGGCATAAGGTCTTTTGAATCAAAGACTTGGACACCACCCTTCGGGGTGGTGTTTTTATTTGCAATCAAGCATAAATCGTGTAAAATATGCAAAAGGAGATTGCAATGAAAACAAAACTTTGTAAAAAATGCAATGAAGAAAAAGATGTATCTTACTTTGCAAAATCATCAAATAGAAAAGATGGGTTACAGACAAAATGCAAGATTTGCGATAAAGCATATCGTGAATTAAATAAAGAAAAAATTAGCAAATATCTAAAAAATTATAATTTAGACAACAGAGAAATTTTGCTTGAAAAAAAACGAAAGTATAGGCTTGATAACATAGAAGCAATACGAAAAAGAGATAGAGAATGGGCAAAAAATAACCAAGACAAAGTAAAAGCAAATCAAGAAAAACAATGGTCTATAAACAGAAAAAAATATTATGAAAAAAGCGTTTTGCGTGATGCTTATCGCAGAAAAACTGATGTTTTGTATAAAATAAAATCATTGCTGTCACATAGGACAAGGCTTGCAATGAAAGGAATTGGTCTAAAGAAAAGCATTTTGACAAAAAATATTATTGGCTGCACATTTAAAGAACTGAAATTTTATCTTGAATCTAAATTCCAACCAGGCATGTCATGGGAAAATCGCTCTGAATGGCACATTGACCATATCATTCCGCTTGCTACAGCGAAAACTGAAGAAGATGTGATACGCTTGAATCACTATACAAATCTGCAACCGCTTTGGGCTGCTGATAATTTACGCAAATCTGACAAATTGGATTTCCAACTATGAAAATTACCATCACTACTCGCAAACCTGTGTTTGACGATGTTCATGGCCGTCTTAATGAAGGCGATGTTGTTGATGTATCTGCTCAAAAAGCAAACTTTTACATCAAAGAAGGTCTAGCAATGTGCTATCAGACAAAGGTTATGCAAGACCGCCCCTCACTGGGCGCTGGCGTAACGGAACCGTTGTCTGCATTGCCAGTGGCCCCAGCCTTACCGCAGATGACTGTGAGCGAATCAGAACTTGGCGCGAAAAAGAAGGGTCGCAAGCCAAAGCAGTCATCGTAGCAAATACAAGCTACAAAGCGGCTCCATGGGCTGATGCGTTATTTGCGATAGATCGTGATTGGTGGAAAACGTATATACATGATGTATATATAACATTCAAAGGCGAGCGATATAGCAAAAATACGCAAAATCCATCGTATAACGTAACGCAAGTTAAGGATATGAATACATATGGAAACTCAGGAGCCGGTTGCATTTCATTGGCAGCGCAAGCTGAAGCATCGCGTATCATCCTCATCGGGTTTGATTGCGGCCATACTAATGGCAGGAGTCATTGGCATGGCGATCACCCTAATCATTTGGGCAACGCTGGCATGACAAAGCAATGGATTGATAAATTTAAGCAATTAGCGCAGGACTTCAGCCATATTGATATAATCAATGCGTCTAGGGAAACTGCGTTGACTTGCTTCCCGCGTCAATCATTGGAAAGCCTGTTATGAGCAATGTGAAATGGCCGTTTTGGCAGAATCTATTTAAGCTGCTTGTAGATCGCGGCGATGGCACTCATGCAGAGCGCGTAGAGGCTTATCCTCCAGCAAAGCTAATGACTGATAGCGATGGTGCTTATTCACGGTTGCGCGTTGATATTGGTCAGACTAACTTTTGGTCTGGCAAACAATTCCGGACATTTCAAAAATTAAGTATTGCATCTGGCGCTTCAGTCGCAGTTCGCGCTACTGTTGGCGTAAATATTGTTTTATATGAAACATCATTTGAAACTGAAGATTCATCAATTGAAATTCAGTTAAAAGCTGGTGGCACTGCTGCTGGCCCATGGACAGCAATGCCAGTAATTCGCAAGAATACAATGACAACGGCTCCAGTTATTACTAGCCAAGTCACAATGGATTATGATGGTGGTCATACTGGCGGCACTTTGATTGATTTGATTCGAGTAACTGCTGGAAATAAACAGGCAAGCGTTGGTGGCACTGATAGCGAACGAGGCGTTGGTCCAGGTACTTATTATTATGTAATCACCAATACAGGCAATACAACTGCTACAGTTGTATTTTCTGGATGGTGGGAGGAACGAGTATGAGCGTAATTTTGCTGGCTGATGCCAAAGCATTTCTTGATGTAATTCACAGTTCTGACGACGATAAGCTGCAGAATCTGCTTGATGCCGCTGAAGATGAGGCGGCTCGTTTTCTCAATGTCGCAAGTCTTGATGAATGGTCAGAGTTGCCATTTTCTATCTTTATTGGCGCATTGCTTCTGCTGCAGTCAAACTATGAAGCATCTCCTGATGATATTCCTAAACTACGCGCTGCTGCTGAAGGCAAACTAATGCCATATCGTGTCGAAATGGGTGTCTAAATGCTTGCATATCGCTTACGTCATCGTATTACCATTCAAGAACTAAACGAAGTTCAAGATACGACAACTGGCGCAGTTAGTTATGAGTGGGAAACTGCAATTCTTGAAGATGGCACTATTCTTGATGCCGTTCCTGCTGAAGTGCTAACTGGCGCTGGCCGTGAATTTATCCAATCAGGCGCTACTCAAGGCGAAATTGATGCGCGTATCAATATGCGCTGGTTTCCAGGTCTAACCCAGAAAATGCGTGTTCTATGGGATACAAAAGTATTCAACATCGTGTCCATAGAAACGGATATAACGGCAAGGCAAGAATATCGTCTGAAGTGCAAGGCAGGTGTATCGGACGGCCAATGACAATTGCTATTCGTGGTATGCAAGGGCTTGGCGATAATATTTATCAACGAGCCTTTATTAAGTCTTTAGTTAAATCTACGCCGGTCATACTTGAAACGCCGTGGCCTGAGTTATATGCAGATTTATCTAATTTAAGCATGGTCAAGCCGCATACAAGGCTTCGTACACAGGCCAAAAACGCTGCTGCTGCAGATAAAAGTCTTTGGTCTAAGCCTTACTATGGGAACTCAATTCAAATCAGCTATTCCAGCAATGGAATAATGCGTGGGATGAGAGAACGGTTCAATATCGACTCATCAACATTTGATTTGCCAGATTTTGAATTGCCTATACGGAGATTAAAAGGCATAAACACCGCAAAATATGCGGTGATTAGACCGGCAACTGTGCGAAAAGAATGGATAGCTGCTAGCCGCAATCCAAAGCCGGAATATTTGGCTGAGTGCGCTCAAATCTTGCTAGACAATGGATTTGATGTTATTTCTGTGGCCGATCTTGAAGATGGCGCTGAATGGGCGCTTGATCCATTACCTACAGCAACTAAACGATTCCATAAAGGCGAATTGAACATCAAGGAACTTCTAGGTTTAGTTCAGCACTCGCAAATGGTAGTCGGCGGTATCGGTTGGCTTACGCCAGCGGCAATTGCTTATAAAGTGCCAGCATGGTTCGTATTTGGCGGCTTTGGTGCTTATAATGCACCAGATAATCTATTTGATGCTGGTCGTATGGATTTAAGCAAAGTAGGTTATGCTATTCCAGATAATTTCTGTCGTTGTCGTGACGGCCAACATAACTGCAAAAAGGAAATCAAGGATCATGCAAAAAAGTTTACCGAATGGCTGGGAGGATTCCCTAATTTGGTGTCCTGAAAATGGAATTGGCTTTCATCCGCGAGAGCCGATTTGCTATGAGCATGATTACTGGGAAAAGTATCTTGGATACGACAATACAGAACTTGGTGACGCATTAACCGCAGCGAGAAAAGAACTTGTTGATTTCTACTACAGTGGCAGCATTATTGACATTGGCATTGGCGGCGGCAAGTTTGTTGATGCTATGGGTGCTAGAGGTTTTGGATTTGATGTTAACGCGAACGCTATCAATTGGCTTATGGAGACTGATCGCTTTTGTGATCCTTATGCCGGTGATGTTGACGCTATTAGTTGTTGGGATAGTCTTGAGCATATACCATGCCCTGAAGCTCTTATTAACAAAGTAAAGCAATACGTTTTTGTCTCATTGCCTATATTCGACAATCCGAATACCATAACGAAAAGCAAGCATTACCGTCCAGGCGAACATATTTGGTATTGGTCTGATTTAGGTCTTTCTAAATGGTTTAGGCAACTTGGTTTCATTTTGGTCGAAAAGAACAATATGGAAACAGAACTTGGTCGAGAGGCAATCTCTACCTATGTCTTTAGGCGAATAGAATGAAAACAACATTAAACTTCAGCGGTTTAGATGAGTTAATGGATACGCTTAATCGCCTTCCAGAGAATGTTGTATCTAAACGTGGTGGCCCAGTTAAATTGGCGCTTAAAAAAGGCGCAAAACTGAT